GTTCCACCAGTTCCAAACTCAACATAAGCTGCATAAGGAGTATTAGCAAAAATAAATGATCTATTTTCTTTAATTGTAGCAGTAGTATTGCCTATTGATTGTCTTAACTGACCTAAATCAACTACAACCCTTTGCTTTGCATCTGCTACTATACTATCAGCAGTTGAGTTAGTAATTGCAACTGCTAACCTTTTAGCATCATCGTTAAAAGAATTTATCTGGTTTAATAATTTACTAATATCAATTTTGGGAGTTTTCATCTGTTACTCTGGCTAATATCTCATTAAATCTCCTGCGATCATCTAAATCCCTAACTGAATGGATTGTATAATAGTTGCCCTCATATAAAATCCTCATGTCTTTCGTAGGCTCAAAATCTCTCCTGTAACGAGTAGTAAATCTATAACCCTGATTTATTACCTGCTCACCTGCTTCCAACTGTCTACTGCCATCAAAAGGCTTTACATTTGCCCACGTAACTAATACAGGCACAAACGTAATTACATAATCCTGATATTGATTCTCAACGCTTAAAAACGTTCCAAACGTTATGCGCCTGTCTAACTTGCCCGGATTCATTAGAATAAAGTTATACGCTTATAAGGCGCTAGTAAATAAGTAACCACCTTTGGCATTTCTTCTTTTGGATTATCTCTATTCTCATAAAGAAAAGTAATTAACTCCTTTATCGCAGTCTCAATATCATCAGGAACATCAGAACCACCATTATAATCCCAATCATAACCTGCTACATAGGTAACAGTATTAAATCCTGGCTGATCAATCAAAACCTCAGTATACCATTGACTAGTTTCTGTTATAAAATCTAATGCAACATTATCTTTATCTACAACATCCTCAACCGATATTACAGGGTAATTGAAAATCCTTAGACTGCCTTTTCTATCAGTTATCTCAGTTAATGTTCTTTGATATAATACTTGCAATGTGTATTGCTCAACCTGATTGACCGCAGATTTTATTAATGCAGTTATTAATCCATCCTCGTATTCGTAATCCTCGTCTAACCTCAGCCACATCTTCGCTTGGGCAAGGCTCACTACGTTTAATTGATCCATATTCTTTTTTACTTTTAAAAGGCTTATCCTTCGCTATTTTATCTTCCATTATTTCATCGCTAATTTACTAATTTTTATTAGCCATTTTTCAAACTTTGCCAACTCCTTGACAGGATCTAATTCCTTTGCCCTCTCAATAGGCTTTTTATCCTTAAATAATTGCTCACTATTTTTGATTGCCTCAACCCATGCTTCAATATCATTTCTCTTAACGAATATGGCGCTATCTGAAAGACTTTCTCTGAATCCAGGTATATCAGATGCAATTACAGGAATATTGCAACACAAGGCTTCTATTTGAGCCATGCCGTAGCTATCATAATCACTTGGAGATATAAGCAGTTTAGTCATTGCTAAATATTTCCTTATGTCATCCGTAATGCCAACGTATTTAATATTTTTAGCTTTTGCATCTACTATCTGATGGTAGTAACCGCCCTGAACTGCCATAAATTTATGATGAGGCATTCGCTTTGCAATCTCTATTAATATCTGACCTCCTTTGTTTTCGTTATGGTTTATCAGCGTAATGTATTCAGCTTTGCTTGTATCTACATTCTCAAAGTCTCTATAATTAACAGGAGGATACAATACGTATGTTTCCTGTAAATAGTTCAACTCCTTTTTTGTTTGCTCTGAGTTATAGACAGTAAAAACATTTTTTCTAATATTTACTTGAGGATAACCTGCATTGTTATGTGCAAAGTTTATAACCTTCTTAGCATTTAACCTCTGCTTATTCATTGCATAGTAAGTACCAGATAGCTGACAGAAAACTAAATCTGCCCAATCCCATAAATTATTATGGCATATTTTATAGTCCTTAACCTGAGCATAAATATCTATGCCCTCATAACTGTAATCCTGCGGATATCTAGTTACTGCCTTAACCTCATGCCCTTTGCTCATTAAATACTTGCAGATACGATGCAAACAGATTTCTGATCCTGCCCTCTGGTGCGGTAAGTAAATGCCCGGACTTAGTAAAATTTTCATGTTATCTCTATATATAAATATGGTCTAGGCACTTTTGGCGTTTCATGGTTATAGTTATGAATATCGCTCTCATGATAATGTATTGATTGCACTTTTGTTGCAGGATTAGACAACCTATAACCTGCTCTGTTTAATTCATAAGCTATCCTGTTATCACAACCCGGAATGCCCATGTAAAAGTCTGCAAATCTAACATTTCTAATCTTGCCTCTAAATATCCATGTATCTTGACTATAACGCTCATTATGTAATTTTAATCTGCCTCTGTTATAATCCCATCTGCTCAAGGCTACACATTGCCTATCATAAAAGTCTAACAGTTGTAAAGTTGCATTGAAGTAAATATCCGTATTGCAGATTATTGATATTTGATTAGCATGAGTAACAGTATTACTAACTAAATCAAAGAAATCCCTGTAAGTTGGTCTATTGCCTTTAATTATTATAAGTTTATCCGATACAGGCAGTTTAACATCTCCATCAACAATTAAATAAATGTTATCTATTAGATTGTTAGCTATGTTTTGTTTTAGGCAATATAATAACTCCTTTTGCCTCTTTGGATTCTTATCCTCGTAAAAGGATGTATAAAGGTTTACCATATATATTTAATCAAACCAATTACTGCTAATAGTATAAAGCTAAAGCCTAATAAAACAAAGCCTCCACAAATCATGTGAAATAAAAACCTAACTATTCTCATCTTAAAATATTGCTATGCCTGTCCCTGAATGATGACCTATATGTGTTAAATCATACTTTTCATTTTTTAATCCATTCCAGAAGTTACTCATCTCTTTGTTTAAATGAATGTCATCAAACATCACTAAACCTTTATAATTTATTTTTATTAGATGATCAACAAACTCCTGCTCAAATGTGCCATCATGATAAGTATCTAGCATGATAAAAGGACTTGACAAAATCAAATCATTGTTATCTAAAATATTGCCTATTTCAAAAGATATATTATCATTTTTTATCTTAGATATAATTGGCTGACTCGCTAAATCATAACTGATAATCTTATTGCCGGTATGAGCCAAAGCTATTGCAGAGTTGCCCTGATAGCTTCCAATATCTAGCAAGGTTTTAGATTTATATAATGATCCGATGTAAGCCAGTAGCCTATAATGCTCTTCACCTGCCTCCATAAAAAACCAATTGTTAGGATATCCTTTTTTTAGGAAACTATCTCTGTAACTATCAAACTCTATACTGTTTAACTGCTCTTTAGTTGCTTTTAATATTTTACTTATCATATTGCTTTATTATTTCTTTGTAATTATTATGATATTTATCTATTGCATGATAGCCTACTGAGCCTAACTCAAACTCTGTCTCTACGGAAAACTTATTACAAGTTTCCTTATCGGGCAACTTATAGCCTAATTCACGCATTTTATTACAAAAGTAAATATCCTCATTGCCATGTACTCCCATGCCTTTATAAGGATGCTTAACACAAATCTCAAACATAACTTTAGGATTGCGTATGCTTAAACCTCCGTTCATGCAACCCGGTATATTCTTAATCCACGCTCCAATAAAATCCCATTCTAAAAACTCCTCAATGCCTGTTTTTAATAATCCTGAATCATGCTGAAATATTAGCACCCTATCATAAATGCAACTCCTCCAAAAATTAGCATTAGTCAATATGTTATTATATACATGAGGAGTCTTAATATGATAAATACCTCCAATGTAAGGAGGCTTTATATTTAAAACAACCCAATCATCCGATAAATACTTTTTATGCTCTGAGATAGCTTTATTTGCTATTGCTTCCCGATCATCTATAATAATGGCAGCATTCATAATTCAACTGTCTTTGTAATCTTAACCTGTAAGGTATGCTCTGCCTGTTTTCCAAACTGCCAAATAACAATATCTAAATCATTAGCCTCAGCCTCTTTAATCAACTCGTTTAGGATGTTAACTTGCTTCCTGATTTCCTTTGCATAATCTATATCGCTCATACTAACTCTTTATTAAAGTTCTTATGTATTTTAAGGCTCTCAGGCAAAGTATTTTTATCAAATGATACTGCGTTCCATAAATTATAAGAAACACAATGTAAATCGCTTAATTGATTATCTGGTGTCCATTTATAAAATATCTCATCTAGCCAATTTGTTTTAACTTCATTAGCATGACCAAATACTAAATATTTGTATCTCATAATAGGTTCAGGCTGACAGGTGCTGAAATGATAAATAGTCTGCTTTAGGTTTAGGTTTTGGGTATTGTTCTTGCGATGTAAATTCTCTAACCGTATTGGTCTGAATCCATCATAACAAGCAAAGTCAAAAGACCTCCAAAAGTTAATAAATCCTTCAATGCCATAAAATCTCTCAATGCCCCAGTAGGCATACTCAAAGGATGCTTCTAACTCATCTGATTTGTAAACCTCATCTGAATCTACTGTCAATACTAAATCAAAGCCATGCGTATATTTGTATTTTACATTGCGATGCTCATTCTCTGCGCCGTATCTATCTGCTCTGTCCCATATCATTTTATCACCTAAAACCTCTTTACAAGTATCAAAAATATACTGCTCATTATCTGGGCATTCCATTTGCGTTCCATGTCCTT